GCTTTGGTCAACAAGGCGTAAAAGGCTCACCTGATGGCTCTAAGCGTAACGAAGCATTTAAGGCTCGTCATGCAGAGAATATTGCCAAGGGTAAGATGAGTGCTGCGTACTGGAGTAATCGCGTGAAGTGGTAGATAAAACCAAATGGTGATACAATCTCTAAAACAGGAGGTTGTATGTCAAATGGTAATTTAAGTAATGAAGTTGTTTGCCCTAGCTGTAATGAAAAAAGAATAGTTAGGAGGGATGTAATAAAAAGGATTGAGAAGTTAAACAAGCCTTTGATTTGCAAACCATGCCACAACAGAACAAGATTTGAATTTAAAGAGCATAGTAGAAAAGGTACTGGTGTTGTAAATAACCCAGAACTAAAGAGAACAAGAGATAGCTTCTATAAAGCGAAGCAAAGATGTAAACTTGGTGCAAAACACCATGCTTGTTATGAAAGTGTTGAATTTAAGTTCAATTCATTGCAAGAGTTAATTGACTGTATTGGTGTTAGACCTATTGGATGTACTCTTGATAGAATAAATCCATTAGGAAACTACGAGGTTGGTAATGTTCGGTGGGCAACAGCCCAAGAGCAAGTGGACAACAGATTGCCTAGGAATTACTGGAAGAAGCTATGAAAATGACAAAAGCTGGTCAGAAGAAAGTTGGCAAGGTAATGGGTGAGTACAAAGAAGGTACTCTCCATTCTGGCAAAAGTGGCAAGGTTGTAAAAAGCCGTGACCAAGCCATCGCCATTGCTATGGCAGAAGCTGCTAAAAAGATGGGCAGGATGAAGTGATATACTTAATCTACTCGTTGTGAGTAGATACTAACCTTGACCAACCCTAGAGGAGTCAAACATGATTGAAAAACAATCAAACATTTCATCTCGTGGTGGAGCGAGAGAAGGCGCAGGAAGACCTAAAGGAAGTCTTGATAAGGGCAATGCAATCCTTAGAGAGATGATTCTGGAGGCTTTAGAAGGCGCAGGTGGTGTTTCTTATCTAATGGATAAGGCAGAGAGCCATCCACAGGCGTTCATGGGACTAATCGGCAAAGTCTTGCCCCTTCAGGTAACTGGAGAAGAAGGTAAAGACATTCAGATAAGCGTCCAATGGGCCAAGTAATCGAAATACCTTACGCACCCAGAAAACAACAGCTTGCTATCCATGAACTGATGGACAGTAAGCGTTTTGGTGTTGTTGTTGCTCATAGGCGCATGGGCAAGACTGTCTCTGCAATTAACCATCTAATCAAGGACGCTATTCTCAATCAGAAGGAAGCACCTAGATACGCATACATTGCACCTACCTATGGACAAGCTAAACGAGTGGCTTGGGACTATCTCGTTAAGTATGCTGACCCACTAGGAGGCAGTAGCAATATCTCTGAGTTGAGAGTTGACTTCTGGGGTAGGCGTATTCAGCTTTATGGCTCAGACAATCCAGAAGCATTGCGTGGTCAATACTTTGATGGGGTAATCCTAGACGAGATTGGTGACCAGAATCCTAAGATTTGGACAGACATTATTAGACCTGCACTAGCCGACAGAAAAGGCTGGTGTATGTTCATTGGTACACCCAAAGGTCACAACCACTTCAAAGAACTGCGAGACAGGGCAGAAACTGAAGAAGGATGGGGTTTGCTAGAGTTCAAAGCCTCTGAAACAGGGGTAGTGGACGATACAGAACTGAAGGCTGCTCGTAATGAGATGGGTGAGGACAAGTACCGACAAGAGTTTGAATGTAGCTTTGACGCTGCTGTAGAAGGCTCTTACTATGGTCAGATTCTCAATGAACTGGAAGACAAGCACCATATGCAAGAGATTCCCAGAGAGGAACTGAGCCGTACTTTTACTGCTTGGGACTTGGGTATGGGTGATTCAACTTCTATCTGGGTTGCTCAGTTAGTGGGTACTGAGGTGCGTCTAATTGACTACTACGAGAATCATGGTGTTGGACTAGACCACTATGTGAAGTGGATTAGGGACAATGACTATGCCAAAGCAGAGCATATTCTGCCCCATGACGTTAGGGTCAGAGAGTTAGGCTCTGGGAAAAGCCGTTTAGAGATGCTTGAGGAAGCAGGACTAGAGATAAAGATTGCCCCGAGGATGGGTTTAGATGATGGTATTCAAGCGGTAAGGCGACTATTGCCAAGGTGTTGGTTCAATGTTCCTAAAGTCCAAACAGGGCTGAACTGCCTGAGAAACTACCGCAGAGATTACGATGAGAAGCGTAAGATTTTCTATGAGCGTCCATTGCATGACTGGTCATCGCATGGCTCGGACTCATTCCGCTACTTAGCCCTTGGACTTGATGAAGGTCACAGTACATGGTCTAAACCGATTAACCAAATGCCGAAATGGATTGTCTGATGTATTTAGAACGTCAAGGGCTTAATTTAGCCCCAAAAGTGAAAGAACTTGAAAACCGCATCGAACTATTGGAAAATGTGGTAAAAGGATTACAATTGGACAAACCCCGAATGGGACGCCCTCCAAAGGACAAAAATGCAACAGAACGAACTGAAGTCAATCCTCCAAGCTGAGATTGATGATGCTATTGGCTACATTGAAACTGAAACTGTTGACCAGCGTAAACAGGCTCTGGAAGCGTATCTCCGACAGCCATATGGCAATGAAGTTGAGGGTAAATCTCAGATTGTTACTGGAGAAGTAGCAGAAGCAATTGATGGTGCGTTACCTAGCTTAGTTCGTATTTTCACAGGCTCAGATAATATTGTTATCTTTGAGCCACAAGGCCCTCAAGACGAAGCATCGGCAAAACAGGCCACCGATTACTGCAATTGGGTGTTCTTGCGTGACAACGAAGGCGTAGCCATTCTGCATGACTGGTTCAAAGATGCTTTGATGCAGAAGAACGGCATCATTAAAGCATATTGGGAAGATAAAGAAGACATTACAAAAGAGCGTTACTTTGACTTGTCTGATGACGAGTTGGCAATGCTGATGAGTGATGAAAGCATGGAAATTGTCGAGCAAGATACGACAGAGTTTCCAATCTATGACCCAATGGGTCAGCCAGTCATTGACCCAACTGGTATGCCAGTCATGGGTTCTACGCACAATGTCGTAGTCCAAAAGCGTAAGAAATCAGGCAAAGTCACGATTGAGAATGTTCCTCCAGAGGAGTTCTTGATTAGCAAGAAGGCTCGTACTATTGCCGACAGCCCATTCGTAGCCCATCGTCAGATGTTGACTCGTAGCGACTTGATTGCTATGGGTTTCAACAAGAAGCAAGTTGAATCCTTGCAGATGGATGATGCTTTGGCATACACACCAGAGCGAGTTGCTCGTTACTCTGCTGGTGAGCAGCCTTACCAAGTTCAGACTGATGACCCATCTATGCAAGAGATTGAGGTCTTTGAGTGCTATGTTAAAACTGACATGAATGGCAAAGGTATTGCTACTCTGACTCAGGTTTTCTACGCTTCAAACGAGATTCTCCAAGATGAGGATGGTAAGGAAATGGTTGAGGAAGTGGACTATGTTCCATTCCATTCAATCTGCCCAATCCCAATTCCACACAAGTTCTTTGGCAACTCACTTGCTGACCGAACAACTGACTTGCAACTAATTAAGACTACTATCACTCGTCAGATGTTGGATAACTTGTATCTGACAAACAATGCACGAGTGGTTGCTGTTGAGGGTCAGGTTAACCTTGACGATTTGCTTACATCTACCGCAGGTGGTGTTATTCGTGCTAAGTCACCTAATGCTGTTCAACAACTGGTTGTGCAGAATGTGGCAGCACAGGCTTTCCCGATGCTTCAGTACTTGGATACAGTCCAGTCTAAGCGTACTGGTGTATCTGATGCTTCACAAGGTCTTGACCCTGCTATCTTGCAGAATGTCACAGCAGCAGCAGTTGCCTCGATGCAACAAGCTGGCGCAGGTAAGATTGAACTGATGGCTCGAATCTTTGCAGAGACTGGTGTTAAGTCTTTGTTCCAAGGAATCTTGCATCTCTTGTGCAAGTACCAAGACAAGCCTCGTTTAGTTCGTATGCGTGGTGAGTTCGTAGAGTTTGACCCTCGTACATGGGCTAACCAATACGATGTGGCTATTAACGTAGGTTTGGGTGCTGGCAACCGACAAGAGCAAATGGCTATGTTGTCAATGGTTCTGGCTAAACAAGAGCAGTTGATTGCTCAGTACGGCCCTGCCAATCCTTATGTCTCCCCTGCTCAATATCGTTCTACATTGGGACGCATGGTTGAAATTGCTGGCTTTAAGGACTCTGCTGAGTTCTACAAACCAATCACACCAGAGCAAGACCAGATGCTCTCGAATCCTCCTCCACGGCCACAGCAAATGCCTCCAGAAGTGCAAGCAATCATGGCTCGAACACAAGCTGAGATTCAAGCTAACCAAGCTAAAGCACAAGCTGACATTCAGT